CTTGTGGACACGGATTTGCGCGAGGCCATGTTGCTCCGCGCGAATTTGCGCGTTGCCAACCTGACCGGCGCCGATCTGACGGGCGTGAACATAGTCAACGCCGATTTCACAAAAGCAAATTTGCGCGGAGCCAATCTGACCGGCGCCAACCTGCACGGCGCCAACCTGAAAAACGCTAACTTTGAGGACGCCAACCTGACCGGCGCCGACTTGACCGACGCCGTTCTGACCGGCGCCAACTTTGACGGGGCGGTAGGTTTTCCAGTTTAAGGCTACAGCCACTGCCCGATGCCCGCCGTGCGATGGCGGGCATTAGGGAGCAGCTGTCGCTGCCCCCGAGCGCGCCGGTTGCGCGCAAAGAGGAGAAAAAAACCATGACCACCACCGTCGAACAACAAGATGTGTTGCTTGCACTAGAGCTGGCAAGCAGTGAGCAAGAAAGCGCCGAGAGAAACTTTGCGCTTGTGCAGCAAAGACTAGCGCAAGCAGCTTCAGCAGACGAGCTTGTCGCGCTATTCGACGAGCTCGCAACAGCTCGAGAATCCCGCGAACAAGCACATCAAAAAGTCGCAGCAGCGCGGGAAGCAATTGCCTTAGCCTTCTCCGACGCTATGGCCGCAATCGAAGCGGTGCGGGCAGGGGAAGCAGCAAAAGCAGAGCTTGAGGCAGCGCTGGCCGCCTCGATGAGCGGAGAGCAGCGACAGCTTCAGGCGTCGATTGATGCCGCCACGAAAGCTCTCGCGGTTTTAATCGAAGCGGCCAAGGACAAGGTACGTGAGGCGGGTGTATCTCCATCTAGCGCGTTTGTGCTCAGCCGTCGCGCTGAGGTATCGGCTGAGCACCCCGAGCGCTTGCCGGCTCAGCACATCACCATTAAAGCGAGTGCCGCAAAGCTCATTGGCACTCCTGAAGCTGAAAGTGCCGGATTGACCGTCTCCGAAAAATTGACGGTCAGCTACTATCCTACCCGACTGTAACCATTGAAGTGGGGCGCGCATACTCATCACGCGCGAGGGGAAAATGGATCTGCTCGAAACAAGCCGGATTCTTCTAAGATCTGGGTTCTTGCCGCCGCACTTGGACAGCGAGGCCAAGGTGTTTGCTGTGATCACGATGGGGCGTGAGATAGGGATCGGGATGTGGCAAGCCATCAATGGCATCAATGTCATTAAGGGTAAGCCCACAATTTCGCCTCAGCTGATGCTGGCTTTAATTTATCGATCGGGGCAGCTGGAAGACTTACAAGTCGTCTCGGATGACAATCGCGCGTCGGTTACGATGAAACGCCGTGGCATGTTCCCGCACACGGAAATCTTCACGCTGGATGATGCCATCCGCCTTGGCGTCGCCGGAAGAAACGACAATTACAAAAAGCAGCCCGCCGTGATGCTGAAATGGCGTGCAGTGTCGGCCGCCTGCCGCGTTGTGTTCCCAGATGTGATTATGGGCTTCTACACGCCTGAGGAAATGGGGGCAGATGTGGTAGTAGATGCTGATGGCGATATGCGCTTAATGCCACCGACATCATCAGAAGCGCAACCGCCCGATGAGGGCGATGCCCGACAGATTGTTTTGGCGCAGCGCGCCATGCTTTATCGTGGTGCGGGAGACCCTGCACCAGTTTGGCGCCTGCGCTGCCAAACGGAGCAAGGGAATTTGATTACCGTGATAATGAAATCGCGCAAAGACCTCAAGCGTCCCGAGTGGATTGAATTTGCCGATAGCTGGGACACTCAGCTTAAGCCGCCTGCCGCTGGCAGCGCGGACGTCAGTGAAGTCACAATCTTTGATGACACCCCGCTTGTGATTTGGGCAGAGCGCGAGCCTGGCCAAAAGGATTGGACATTTTTGTTTCCGGCGGGTCTTGAAGACGAAGGGCTGCCGGACTGGATCAAACAACACATGAATGGAGACTCATAATGGCCAGCAGCAAATTCCACCTAAGCGTCATCCCCGTTCGCTGCCGGCGCTGCGACCATGGCAGCATTGCCGGAGAAGATTGCGAATATTGCCTCGGCCTAGGCGCGCATTATCCTCAAGCAGAGCTGTCACAGGTGCTGCGCCTTGCGCGCCTGCTGGCAAAATATGCCAATCCAGACATCACGATTGAGGCCGAAACCGACAATCGTGATGCGCTCGACATCTACAGCCAGATGCTCTTTGAAGCGCGTCTAGCCATCGACAAGGCCGCACGGGCTGTGGCAGTCGCGCAGCAGCAAATGCGCAATAGATTGCCGCCGTGCCAAGGCGGTACATGCGGCGACAATGCCTGCTGCTCCAACCCTAACTGCCGAAACTACTGCCCATTTTGAGGAGGAGACAATGCGAAACTGGAAAAGCGTGAAAAAAATCACACCGAAGCAGCTGGCAGCGCTAGAGGCAGCAATGCGCGAAGGCCTCTCCGTGCCGGCCACCGTCGAGCGCATGAACGCGGCTGAGCCCACCCCGCCCGACCACCCGCAGCACATCACGCAAGCCAAGCTGCGTTGGATTTTGCAGAGAAACGGGTTGCGCGTCGATATTCGATTCGTGTGGATTGACAGTTAAGCTAAGATAGCTTATCATCTAGAGTGTTGGCTGGTCATGGCCAATTCTCCTACTTCAGTACCTCCCTGAGCGCAAGCGCCCCCAAATCAAAATGGGGGCGCTTGTGTTTGTGCCGCCCCTTCAGAAATTGGGGTCTAGACAAAAGTAGCACCCTGTGCTATTGTTAAAGGGTAAGGCGATGCACAGGGCATCACCCGACATAGGAGAAAACACCATGTATGCAATCACCGTATATAGTCGCCATGACCACCGCCCCCTGAACAAGATTACCCGACCTGTCACGAAAGACGCCAGCGCGATGGCCGCCTACGCGGTCAAGATCTTAGCGGGTATTGAGAAGGTCAAGCACAGCGACGGTTCGTTCGCTATCAACTCAGATGGATTGATCGTGTGGCATTACGGAGAAATTGCCGTAGAGGTTGGTCAGACCGGCAAAATCTCATACGCTGAGCACGTCCAAGGTGCTCAGCAAATCGCCGCCGCGTTGCGTAGCGCACTAAAGCGCGAGCTGGCGGGCTAACGGTGTACGCCATTTTTAAGGCCGAGCTGATTAATGGCTCGGCCTTTTACGCATCCCGCCCGCGCCCGTGGGTGGCGCGACTGACTGCCATTGACCACAAATGGGGCTTTGTTCGTGAGTTTGTCAAGCCGCTGCACGACTTCACCCATGCGCGACCGTCGGGCAACAGGGGAATTTACGCCTACTTTTCGCTTGCGCCCGGCGCATACGAGATATACCACTGTACATCATGGCGTAGTGAACGCCGGTTTTTTGCGCTGGTGAGCGAAAGCGGGGACTTGTCAGAAGTCACCAAGCACGATGTGACAAAGTATCTAGGTGAATAATCATGCTGGGCGGCAATCGGTACCAATGGTCGCCCATGGGTTGCTAGAGTAATTGGCTTATGCCCCGGCTGGGGGCGCGATTTTCGAAGACCTGAAGCTGTCCGACCGATGGGTAGATGCGGCTGCGGCCTCTCGCTCGCCAGAGACCACAATGCCGCCATCAACATTTTAAAGCGAGCCGGATGGGACGCATCCGTAAGCGCGAACGTGGAGTGCCTGTGGCTCGTGCGTTGCTTAGAAGCTGCGCGGCTTTAGCCGCAGCAGAGCGTCACATCAGCAGAGAGGAGGTTATAGCATGCCTGAAAAAAGACATCTCGGAGTCAGCGTCCTAGAAGCCGCACAGCAGCGCATTGCTTGGACGTTTGACACCTTCCCACGCATCTATCTTAGCTTTAGTGGTGGCAAGGACAGCACGGTCATGATGCACTTAGTCATGGCTGAGGCAATAAAGCGCAACCGCAAAATAGGTGTACTATTGGTTGACCTAGAAGGCCAGTACCGCCTAACCATCGAACACGCCCAGCGCATGTTTGACCTATACGCCGATTGGATTGAGCCATACTGGGTATGCCTGCCGATTGCGCTGCGAAACGCCGTCAGTCAGTTTGAGCCAAAATGGTGTGCTTGGCAACCCGACCGAATAGATGATTGGATACGCCAGCCGCCGCCGATGGGGATCACCGACCTAAAGCATTTTCCGTTTTATCGCTACCGCGCTGAATGCCCGATGGAGTTCGAGGAGTTTGTTCCTGCATTCGGAGACTGGTATTCGCAAGACAAACTAACCGCCTGTTTTGTTGGCATTCGTACCGCCGAAAGCCTGAACCGCTGGCGAACGATTGCCGGTCACGGCATGAAGTTTGAAGGTCGCAAGCACACCAACCACGTCATGAAATCAGTTTGGAACGTGTACCCCATCTATGACTGGTCTACCGAAGACATCTGGACATATCACGGCAAAACCAATCTGCCCTACAACGCGCTTTACGACCGGATGCACCAAGCAGGCTTGACGCTGCACCAAATGCGGATTTGCCAGCCGTATGGCGACGACCAGCGCAAGGGGCTATGGCTGTTTCACCTGATCGAGCCAGAAACATGGGCGCGGGTAGTGGCGCGGGTATCCGGCGCAAACCAAGGCGCACTATACGCCAATGAGCGTGGGAACGTAATGGGCGTTGGCAAGGTTAGCAAGCCGTCCGGCCTGACGTGGGAACAATTTGCGGACAAGCTACTAGAGTCCATGCCGACCAAAACAGCGGAGCATTTTAAGAACAAAATAGCGGTGTTTATTCGGTGGTATCACGAGCGCGGATACCCCGACGGGATACCGGACGCACACCCCTCGACCAAGCTGGGTGATGAATACCCGTCTTGGCAGCGCATTTGTAAGGTATTGCTCAGAAACGATTACTGGGCGAAAGGCTTGGGGTTTGACCAGCAAAAGGGCAACGCCCACCAGAAGTACATCCAACTGATGAAGAAGCGGAGGAACACATGGGGCATTTATCCCTTATCGGAATAGGGATTGTTAAGCAGGCTAATGCATTGGCCGAACAGTTGGCCGATTTACCTGAAGATGAACGCATTGAGGTGCTGAATCAAATTCGCGCCGCGCTACACGCTGTCAGCCCAATGGCAGATCACCCAGTGGATTTTGTGCGCTGGGTGCGCTTGGATGATGTAGTCTCAAACGATTACAATCCCAATGTAGTAGCGCCGCCTGAGATGAAGTTATTGGCCCGCTCGATTGAGGCTGACGGCTATACCATGCCGGTAGTTACATATGCTGATGCTGACCGGCGGGAAGTGGTGGATGGCTTTCACCGCACCCGTGTAGCGCGAGAGAATAAACGCATTAACGCATCCGTCAAAGGCTATCTACCCGTTACCACGATTCGCGCACAGCAAACCGATAAAGCCGACCGCATGGCCTCAACCATACGGCACAACCGCGCCCGTGGTCAACACGTAGTAAGCAACATGAGCGAGATTGTGTTGGAACTCTCCCGTCGGAACTGGTCAAACGATAAAATTGGCCGTGAACTTGGCATGGAGCCGGACGAGGTGCTGCGCTTGAAGCAGGTCAGCGGATTAGCCGAAATGTTCGCTGACCGTGAGTTTAGTCAAGCGTGGGAAATCGAGTAACCTCATGCAAAAGTCCGTCTTAAACCTAATTGTCGTATGCGCCTGCGGCGGGCGCGTGCCAGACTGCCACAGGCGCCGAGGTGAGCGCACCCCTATGTTGGACGTCCTGCGTTGGGGTACGCGCGTTGACCTCGGCCTTGATGAGGATGATGGCGAATAATCCCCACTAGCCCACCAGCACCGCCCATAGTTTGGCGGGGCTTTTTTGTTGTCCGCTGCCGCTTATTTGACGCTTTGCGATAAATTTGGGATAATAGATAAAGTCGATTGCCAAACACCAAGAGGGGTAAACGTGCCTAAAGGCCCACGCAACCAACAATCTCATCTTGAGGCTGTCGAGCGCCAGCGCATGGCCTTAGAATTGCGCAAATCGGGTATGAGCATACGAGGCATAGCCCAATCTATTGGTGTGTCGCCTGCGTCTGCGCATAAGTATCTCAAAAGCGCACTCGTTGACCTTGCGAATGAACAGAGGGCTTCTGCTGCCGAATTGCGTGCTTTAGAAGACGAACGCCTTGACCGCCTGTTGATGGCGTGGTTTCCCTTGGCAATAGGGGGTGAAAACCGCGCGCCTGACCCAGCCGCAGCAGACCGCGTGCTGCGCATCATGCATCGACGGGCAGCTATGCACGGACTTGATGCGCCAGCAAAGGTGCAGGCGGAATTTTCTTGGCAGGATGAAGCCAAGCGTTTAGGCTTGCAACCCAATGATTTGCTGGCTGCTGTGTCGCAGGCCATTGCAGAACGCTTAAGCAGTGATGAGGCTGATGATGAACCTGCTTGAGCGATTCAGTCCACAGGCTCAGGCGCAGCTTATTGGGCAGGCAATAAAGCGTGCTCAAAGGCTTGCCAGCTATCGAAGCGCTACCGTTCAAAAGGGAGAGTTTCGCGGGGGGAATTTGGCCGCACAAACCTGTGCTGACGCCGAAATCGTATTGATTGGCCCGGCAGGCACAGGCAAAACCTACGCCAATTTGGTAATGTTGAATCGTGAATTATGGAGACACCCTAATCTTAGGGTGCTGATTGTGCGACAGGTGCGGGCAGACCTTGCGCAATCCGTACTTGTGACGTTTGAGCGAGACGTCCTAGGCTATGGCCATCCAATTTGTCAGGGGGCAACCCGTGAGCACCGGCAAGCTTATTATTATCCAAACGGCAGCATGATTGCACTGGCAGGCATGGACAGACCCGGGAAAGTGCTGTCAAGTGAATGGGATATTATCTATGTGCCAGAGGCAACTCAACTGTCTGAAAACAGTTGGGAAATGTTGGGTATGCGTTTGGCCCGCGCAAGCAATTACCCCCACCCGCGTTTGATTGGAGATACAAACCCCGATAGCCCGCACCACTGGTTGAAGCGACGCATTGATGCCGGTTTGACCACGGGACTATATACACGCCATGAGGACAACCCTCTTTTCCATGACGGTACACGATGGACAGAACAAGGCGAACTATACCTAAGCCGTCTCAATCGGCTGACAGGTGTGCGGCGAGCGCGATATCTTGAGGGTAAGTGGGCACAGGCCGATGGAATGGTGTATGATGGATGGGATGATGCTGTACACGTGATTGACCCGTTTGAAATACCGGCGGACTGGTTGCGCTACCGCGCAATTGACTTCGGATACAGCAACCCTTTTACGTGTCAGTGGTGGGCGCAAGACCCTGATGGGCGGTTATATTTGTACCGAGAACTATACCGCACACAGCGATTGGTTGAAGACCATGCGGCGGACATTCAGCGCTTAAGCGCCCAAGAGCGCATTGTATTTACGGTCGCTGACCATGATGCGGAAGACCGCGCGACGCTGCACCGGCATGGCATCATCACTCGACCGGCCAACAAGGCCGTGCTGGCCGGCATACAAGCGGTGCAAGAGCGCCTTCGGGTGCAGGATGATGGCAAACCCCGATTGTTTGTTTTCCGGAACGCATTGGCAGAATTTGACCCTCTGCTGAATGAAGAGGGCAATAAACGCCCAACATGCCTTTTGCAAGAAATTAGTGGATATGTGTGGGCAAATAAAGCGACGCGGGAAGAGCCTGTCAAGCAAGATGACCATGGCCTAGACGCAATGAGATACATGGTCATGGCGCTGACAAATGGGCGACGGAAGTTAGCTTGGGCCATAGGATAAAGGTTTTATGGGCAGAAAAAACAAGCGCAAGGCAAATGCGCAGCAGCGTGCGGTGGCACCGCTGCTGGGATGGGGGATGTCGGGAACGGATGCGGGAGACTTTGCCGCTTCGATGGTGGATCGCGGTGCAAGCCTTCCCCGCAGCGACTACGGTCTAGCGGTAGCGTTTTTGGTGTCGGTATGGGCGTTTCGATGTGTCTCGGTGCGTGCTCGCATGGTTGGCTCAACGCCATGGCGCATTATCGATAAAGACACCCAAAAAGTGGTGTGCGACAGCAAAGACCCGAACCCGACCCCACTTATCGGCAAGGCCATCCAAAACGTCCGCCTGAAGCAAGACGCCGGCTTGTTTGAACTGTGGGAATACAGCTTGTGCATCTGGGGAGAAACTTATCTTGAAAAGGTGCGCACTCCCAAACCATTTGAATTCCCAGCCGGCCTCCGGTGGCTAAACCCTGTAGATGTCAGCCCTATTGACATTGGGGGGCTGCTTGATGGGTTGATTTACCGTGGCGCAGGCGGATATACGGTGCAGTTGGCGCGCGATGATTTCATTATTTCGCGCATGTTCAACCCGATTGACCCCACCCGTGGGACGTCACCGATGGAAGTTGCGCTTCAGAGCATCACGATTGACGCCAATGCCAAAGCATTTATCCGCCAAAACTACCGAAACTTTTCGTACATTCCCCTTATCATCCGCCCCAAGGAAGGGTCAATTGACCTGAGCCAAGATGAGGTCAACGAGCTTGCACGAACCATCAGCACAAAATGGATGGGTGTGCAAAACGTTGGGCGGGTGCAGGTGCTTGGCACACCCCTCGACGTGACAACGATTAACCCGACGAAACTCGATGACCAACTACATACCAGCGATTCGCTGGTGCGGGATATTTGCAGTGCATTTGGTGTGCCAAGGTCGTTGGCGGGCGACACAGACAGTGCACAATATAAAGCCAACGATGACGTGTTGGAGTGGTTTTATCGCGTCACGCTCAAACCAGAACTCGACATTATCGAGGAGACCATGAACCTCGTGGTCATGCCGTTCTTTGATGAGACAGGGCAATATCTGTTTGAGTTTGACCACAGTCAGTACGAATTCATCACAGACGCTGACCAAACACGTCAAGAACTGCTGGCACAGCGTCTGAACACGACAGCCATCACGTTGTACGATTATCAAAAGCAGTCAGGCGTTGAAGCACCCCCACTTGAATTCCAAAACCTGTGGAAAGTAGAGGGGTTCAGTGGGTTTGTGCCCACTTCGGAATTGCCCAAGCTGTGGAAATATGGTGTGCTTGATGGCGTTGGTACGGTGTTTAGCTCACAAGTGGCAGCAGCTGACACCCCCAGCAGCACCGAACCGGCGCAGCTCCCACAGAAAACGCCTATTGCCATTCCTGCGGTCGATGAGGTTGAAACCCGTGATGGTCGAGCGTTATGCATCGCGCTAGATTTAGCTAATCATCCCGACCTGATTGCTTTGCAACAGCATGTTAAACGTTTGATACCCGATGAGCACGTTCAGTGGAACTCCCCCGATTCTTTCCACATTACGCTTGTATACGCACCGACTGTTTCATCAGAGCAGTTTGTCGCCGCGCTTGATGCCGTGACGGCAATCCCTGTGCCAGACCTGTCGTTGCACGTTGGTAGCCTTGCCTCGTTCGATTCTGTTAGACAGTACGCGGTGCATTTTCGCATCCGCCGCAGTGTCGAACTGTTAAACTATCAGGCCGAGATTGCGGACACGTTGCGAGAAATGGGCATAGGCCTGTCGGCTTATAGCGTGCCTGAACAATATAAACCGCACATCACCATGTGCTATGCGCCCGACAAAGTCCGCATCACCTACCACAGTCAATTACGGGTTTCTCCAGCAGGTCTCGTGGTTTGGGACGGAAACGAGAAAGAGGTATACCGTACAGGGTTAAACGATGACGCGGTGACAAATTCAAGTGGAGAAATTGCAGTGTTGCCGCAGAGCGACATTGACAACAACGCCCAAGCTGCCGCTGATGAGTTTGACCGGTTTGTGAAATTCACACGCAATCGCACTCATATCGAGCGCGCGTTTGTGTGGCAGCACGTCGATGAAGAGTTGTATCGCCAAATCGAGGCGGATATTGTCACGGACGACGCGGTCACAAGACACGCGGAAGTGATGCGCTGGCAAATGACGCTTCAGGCCCGTGCCGGCATTTTGCCAAAGAGGCTCCCCGACAAGGTTGATGCGCTGGTGAAAGTGTATCGCAGTGCGTGTATGCAACTGCTGGCACAATCCGAGCATCGCCGTGCTCACGGGTTACCGGACATTGACGGGCTGTTGACTGATGCGATTGAAAGCGCGGTGCGCTCTTTTACGCTAAGTGTATTGAGTGCTCGGGCCTTAACAAAAGAGCGCGCACGGTTTGAGACCGAATTTTACCGCCTTGTGCGCCGTGCGCAGCTCGGACGCATTAACGAAAACACGTTGTCGGCAGACCTGTTTGCCTTTATCACACGCTTCTGTTTTGCGGTCATGGTAGACGGGTACAGCGACGGCGGTGTTCCAGACCATGAATTGACCCCGAGAGACCTTGATTGGTTGGATGCACACATTGAGCAGCAGCGCCCTTATGTGACACAGTTTGCGGCGGAGATTTTTGCTGCAGGCGAAGATGAGGCACTCAGCAGCAAACTAGTCAACGACCGTGCTAAATTGTGGTGGAACAAGTCAATTATGCCGGCGTACAATGAAGGTTTGGCGCGTGCTGCCGCAGACATGATGGCCACGTTCGTACAAGGGCGCACACAAGAAAAATGCCGAGATTGTGTGCAGCTCAACAACCGTACTTACCGGTTTAGTGAGTGGTTTGCGTATTTCGGCCGGCAGCTTGTACCCTGTGAGTTGACCGAATGCCAAGGGTGGAACTGCCAATGCAGCATCGTTCCGACGCCCAACAAACGTCGCACCGCGGGACGCATCCCGCGGTTGTACGGCCCTAAACGGTCGGTGCTGCAATTTGAGAATGACGCTGTATCGCAATTTCAGGGGTACAATCAGGTGATAGAAAAGGGTGTGGGGAATGGATAAGAAATTTGCGTTTGGTTCTACGGTTAGAGCGCTTGATGATGGGATTGTCGAAGGATACCTAGTCCCCTTCACCACCGCAGCAGAGAAAGACTATTATGACACCTACTTTGACAAAGTCACTGATTATGACCTTGCCAACTGGCCAGCGGTAGGCCTAAATGTGTTGTATCAGCATGGCATGGATGAAACGATGGAGACGCGTACTATCGCAAAAGTGCGCGCTGCTCGCATTGACGACGTTGGATTATGGGTCCAAGCACAGCTCGATATGCACGACGAATATCAGAAAGCAATCCACGCACTTGCAAAAAGAGGTATACTGGGGTGGTCAAGTGGCGCGCTGCCGGCATCTGTGCAAGTAGCCGATGACGGGCATATGGAACGGTGGTACATCATCGAGGCATCGATGACGCCCACTCCCGCTACGCCCAATGGGCGCACTAAAATCAACGTTGTTCGTTCTGCTGCCGATATTCGCAGCCTGCCGTCCCTGAAAGAGCTTCAGGCTAAAGAGGGCAACGGCGCAGGGAAGCGAGAGGCGGAAGTTCATCAAGACGCAAATCAAAGCGCCGCGGATGCGGCAAAGGAGAGGGAAATGTCTCCCGAAGAATTTAAGGATATGATCCGGCCCATTTTGGCCGAGCTGCTGGTTGAACTGGGCATTGTTTTGCCGGCAGCAGAGGTTGAGCAAACCGTAGATGAGTACGCTGAAGAATATGCCAAATCAGCTGAGGGTGAGGGAATCAAGCTGGATGAGGAAGAAATGCGCGCACTCATCCAGAAAATGGCCGAAGGGGTGATGCGCAAGCACACCGCCCGCAGCACGGCAATTAAAGCCGCAGCGCAGGCGGCCAAAGACAAAATTCGCCACGCCGCGCCTTCAATGGGCGTCAGCAAAACCGAAGGGATTGGGTCAGCGGCGGCAGAGCGGGGCGCGTCCGATCCTGCGCTCACTCAGCGCAGTGGCGGTTACATCAGCGTTGGCAGCGAGTATGATCATGTCAGCACGTCTGAATTGGCCTTGGCCGGTCTCATCATGCGTGCACAGTTCAAGGCCACGGGCATCAGCATGGAGTACGCATCGGATGCGGACAAACGGATGCTGCGGGCACTGGCATCACGATTGCTGGAGGATATGGCGGGCAAAGGCGGCGTGAGCATGTCGCCAGAAGCCGTACGCTCCATCCGCAAGGCGATGCCGTTCCGCGCCAATGAGCTGGACGCCACGAACCTTGCGGGCCAAGGTCTCGAATGGGTGGCAGTCGCATATGGCAGTGAAGTGTGGGAAAAGGTGCGGGAACAGCGCATCTACGAAGCGCTTATTGCCAAAGGTATGCAAACCAAGGAAGTGCCTTTGGGCGCAAAAGAGGCAGTGTTCTTCACTGAAGGTGCTGACCCCGTCCCGTACAACAGCCCTGAAGGGAACAGCGTGGACGCCACGGGGCGACCCGAAGTGGTAGTTGGCATTAACCCGTTTGGGACTGGGAAAGTGACTGCTACGCTGGCGTACACCAAGCTGGCAAGTTCGTTCACGATGCGTCTTGGCGATAGCACGCCGGTCGATGTTGCGGCACAACTCGCATACCAGATGCGCGAGACCGCGATGGAGACCATCGAAAACCTCATCATGAACGGTGACACGGCCACTGCCGCAAATACGAACATCAACTTGATTGATGGCACACCAGCCACTGGCATCACCACCCCCTACTACATCGGTTTGGACGGTTTCCGCAAGTTTGCGCTGGTGACCAACACGGCACGGTCGGCTAACGCCGGCGGCACAATGTCGTCTGACCTGTTTAAGCAGGCAATGGGGCTGCTGCCGTCGAAAATCCGCGCGCGCAAAGACCGCCTTGTATTCATCCTGAGTGCTGGCGCGGAACAAGCCGCGTTGAGCATCCCTGAATTGCTGACGCGGGATGTCAGCGCATTTGCCACACTGGAAAGCGGCGAAATTCGCCGCATCTGGGGCATCGACACACTAACTTCCGGTTTCGTGCTGCCGGCAAACACTGCCGGCAAAATCAGCTCAAACTCGGCCAACAACACTCGCGGCACAATCATGCTGGTGTATGCGCCGTATTGGGGCTTGGGCTTCCAGCGCGCATTCAACCTCGAGGTAGTGCGTGACCCGCTGTCGGACACGAACACGTATGTTGGCGGGTTCAACATGTCATTGGTAGCGCGTTCCAACGACGCCCTGTCGCTGATTTACAACACCGCCTCGGAAGGCGTGTAAGGGAGGTCTTTCATGTCTACGATTCCGACGCGCCCTATCCCGTACATCCTGCGGCAGGGCGCACCATTCCAGCACAACGTGGAAGTCAAGGCCGCTGATGGGGCAATCCTATCGGTGGCTGGTGGCATGATCATCATCACCAAGGGCACAGCAGCGGCGCTTACGCTGGCCGCACCGGCGGCGGATGGCTGTCGCCTGACCATCCTAAGCACCACGGCAGCGGCACACACCGTCACGGTTGCTGGCGGTATTGGTGGCGCAGGGGCAAGCGCCGATGTCGGCACGTTTGGCGCGGCCATTGGCAACGGCGTCAGTCTCATCAGTTACAACGGGTTCTGGTGGGTTGACCCGGGCACTAACCTCAACGTCACGTTTGCTTAACGACAAAAGGGGCATGGCGTATGCCATGCCCCCCGATGAAAGGTACACAGCATGAAGATTGAGGTATTGCAAAACTATGGTGGGCTAGATACGGGTTGGGCGCGCATTAGCGAGGGCATGTATGACGAAAACGCGCCCGAATTGTTTGGGGTTGGGCGTTCGTTGGTCGAGCGCGGCATTGCGCGCTATGTGGTTGAAGTTCAGCAGAACCCCAAACAAAGCAACTTGCCCGAAGATAATGACACAGCAATCCCATCGCCTGCACCACGTGGGCGGCCTAAAAGGGTGACGAACCATGAGTAAGTGGGTGAGAGTACCGGTTACAACCGCGGGGACTGCCGGCAGCGCCGGCGGCTCAACGCAAACGTCTGCCTATGCCGGCCTGCTTATGGCGGTGAAACTTGAGTACCATGCCAGCGCACCCAATACAACCGATGTGACGCTAAGCGAGGTTGGGGGTGGTGGGCGGACGCTGCTGACGGTGACCAACAACAACACATCAGGTTCGTACTACCCTACTGTCGAGGCGCAGGACAGCGCAGGCGCTGGGATCAGCGGCGTTCGGTTGCCCATCGCACTAGGCGGCGCAGGCCTAAAGGTTGAGGTGGCACAGTCTGACGCGCTGATTGAAGCAGTTGTTGCGTGGCTGTTGATTTTGGAGTAGAGCAATGCCCACATTGTGCACACTGGCGGATGTTGTCGCCGAAGGCAAAATCACGGGGGCGTTAAGTACGTCGGATAAGGCATACCTGTATGCACTTATCGAGCAGGTCAGCGCGCGCATGGAAACGGTGGAACTCAAAACACTACTTGAACCGCGTGTGGCGACCTACTATCACGACGCCATTCGCACACCGGTAAGCGTCGGAGGCGATGTTTTGACCCTGCGCTATCCCCTTGTTGGGTTGACCTCAGTAATATTGGGTGACGGGACGGATGTGACCAGCAGTGTGCAGCGCAGACCGCGCGGCGCATATCCCACCCTTCAGCTCATTCTTACATCCCGAACGTTGAATTTCTATCAGGTCGGTGGCAATGTCCCGTATGATGCAATCGCCGTGTCTGGACACTGGTGCTACCATCCTGAGTGGGACAATGCATGGCGTGTGGCTGATACGCTTGACACCAGCATCAATACAAGCGCAACGAGCATCGCAACAGACAACAACAACCGTTTGTCTGCTGGCATGCTGCTGCGCATCGGCACTGAGTATCTGCGCGTTCTCGATGCGCATGATGACACGGCCACTGTCGAACGCGGCGTGAATGGTTCAACGGCTAGCACCCACTTGGCAGGGGCAACAATTGCCTATTTTGCGCCTGCGCAGGTCATCCACCGTGTCGCAACGCGCTGGACATCGTATCTGTGGGCACGCCGCGCGGCATTTGAACAAACGTCGTTTGATGGGGTGGCGCAGGTGTCTTATCCCCCAGATATGCCGGCAGAGCTAAAAAATGCGCTGGCCAATTTGCGCCCAAACGGGATTACAGGGGGCATTTGATGATTGACAGTATCAGCGTTGTGGACACCACAGTGAAAGCTACGGCGGTGTTTTCTCGTGAGTTTCCGTCTGTCGTGGCAGAAGCGGCGCAGGAAGCGGCAGTGCGCGTGACCCCTAAGCTGCGGTTGTTGGCCAACGCGCCCCGCCCCGTCAAATACCCCATTCAGTGGAAAACAGAACGGCAGCGGAGGGCGTTTTTTGCGTCGGATGGGTTCGGCAAAGGCATTCCGTACCAGCGCACTGGCACAGTAGCGCAAGGGTGGCGTATTGAGGCGGATCGCGTGGATAATGCGACGGTGTTGGCTATTAGCAACCCTGTTTCGTATGCAAAGTTTGTGTACGGCACGACCGAAGACCCAAAGGCGCAGCAACCGTTCCACGTGGCAACCGGATGGTCAAATGCCAACACGCTTGTCGATGCCGCAAAAGCATTGATGCTTGAGGATGTGCGTGGCCAGTTTCTAGACGCGGTGGCAAAGCTGCTGGTGGTGCGTAATGCCTAGTGTGTTGAGTGAGATTGTCCAGCGCCTTACGCAGGTGCAAAAGGAACTCGTTCCGACCAGCGAGGCTTATCCTGTTGCATTCGTGCAAACAGGTAATGCGGTATACTGGACAAATCGATTGACGATCGCGCCGGCAGCGCTCACTACCGAGCGCGCGCGAATTGTGGTTACGGTCGAAATGCGTCTTCATCGCGGCAAGTTCACAGAGTTACAAACCAATTCCACGTTGCAAGACCAATGTGTAGATGACCTTGGCACACTTACCGATGCGTTTATGCGTAATCGTGATTTAACCAGCGTGCTTTATCCAACGCGCCACCCCAACCTTGTCCCGACCAGCGCAATGGTGACAGGTGCACAGTTGGCGGTCATTCCAGCGCCAGATGGCACAGACCATTTTGGTGCAGTCATTACTTTGTCGTTCGCCTACCTAGTTGCAGGAGCAACCTAATGGCAGATTACAACAATACGGATGTGTTTCGCGCGGGCCTTTACGGTGCGTTGATTCACAAGAATAGCGCAAATGGGATTGCCATGGGGCAGTTTCCTGATGCGGTCATCGAAGATACCACCCCTGCCGATACCGAAGTGTCGGAGGCACTATACTTTAAGGAAGCGCTGGTCAGCATCGGCGCGCCCGGCCAAGGTCGCATTACCGTCTCCCGCTTCGGTGGCCAGCAGTTCCGTGGGCGCTTTGACCTTGGGCCGGCTGAGTTTCAGGATTTCCAATTGGCGTTCAGTGACGATTCACCGTCATTGGCCTTTGTGGCCAGCGGGGCGAAAGTCAATACCACTGAGATTGCCGGCGTGACGGTTGGTGGCGAAAACCCGCGCCCTGTCAGTCTAAACAATGTTGGGGGCATCTTCACGGTTGGGGCACAATCAATTAACCGCACAACCGGCGCAATCAGAAGCGAATACATTCACTTTTGGATGCCTTCGTTCACGTTGGCCAAAGTGCCCGAGGAAATCGCCGGCATCCAATCCAGCACCACCAACCCCTATAACAGCACGTACAACGTCGCTGTACAGGAGACTGCCGTGCTGCAAAACGGTCGTCTGCTGAGTGTGTTGGACATTGGTGTGACGAGCGCTTATCGCGTGGCTTACCGCACACCGTACAAAAACTATAGCCTGACCAGCGTGATTTTCGATGGTACAGATGTCACCTTTACGCTGCCGCGGTTGCCGCTGCTTGACGAGACCTCGGCATACAACTATTTGGTCATCAATGGTGCAAAGGTGACCCCTACCGACATCAACCTGAGCACGGGCGTCGTCACACTTGCGGTTGCGCCAACTGCTGGTCACGTTGGCGTGATGTGGTATCCGTTGGCAGACCAGTCGTAAGAATGGGGGAAACATATGAGTGAATTGGGGAAGGAATGCCGGTGCGTGTATCGCGATACACGCACCATCGGATACACGTTGCGGGCGTGGGAGTTTGACAACACCAAACCCTCCAGTATGAGCAGCGAATTGCACCAAGGCTTGTGGGTTATGCTGGGCGCTGTCATGAGCGCTGTGGAGCGATTTGAAAGTGATGGCCTGTTGCCGCGGTTTTTTGAGGCAAACAAGGCAAAAAGCGCCTTGGCCGTGTGGGACGCGGTTCTGATGGCAGACATTGCGCTTATCGATGAAATCCAAGCATGGTGGGCCGCGTGGAATGCATTTCGCGCCAAAAGTGAGGAGGTGGCCACGGAAGAGGATTTTTTGCTCGAGAGCGCGAAGGCCGACGCCTAGCGCTCACAATTGCTGAGGCCCGCGCCGGTGCTGTTTTGTTGCCTGACAAAACGATGCCAAGTGGCCATTTCCAAAACGATTTGCAATTGGTGCTGTTGGCGCGGGAGTACAAACAAGCAACAGGATGGTGGCCGGCGCGTGAAGACATTGAGCGGGTAGACCAGTCTTTACGAGAAGATGTGATGTTGTTTGATGCGTGGGTCGAGTGGATCGAAGGTCATGATGAGGGCATTTTGCGGTTGCGTGCTAAGAAAGGGGGTTGAGCATGGTTGATACACAAGTGCTCATCAAACTCCTTGCCGATGCGCGCCCCGCACAAGGCGCGTTTGAGGCAGTCCAGCGCGCCAGTGCGGCCACTGCTGCCAGCATCAATAAGGTTGCGCAAGAGGGGCGGAAGGCTAGTGCAAGCGTAGCCGAAATCGGCTCAGCAAGCCGGCGTGAGTTTGATTTGGCCAAACGTAGTTTCGAAAGCCTAATCCGTGAGCGCGCCGCATACCTTGACCTGCTTGAGGATGAACTCAAGCTAGAACAAAAATTGAGTGCCGCTGCGCAGCAATCACAGAGCGCACGAACAAGCAGTAGCGCCTCACTGAGTGGCAGTACGCTGCAAAGTGTTGGGAGGCTTGCCGGCATCGCCGGCATCAGCGGTGCGTCTGGTGTAGGTCAAGCAGCGTCGCAAACGGTCTCGGGCTTACAAGGCCTAAAAGACTTAGGCGACAGTGTCAAACAATTGGTTGCAGATGCTGCTGCCGGCGTAGGCCCATTGGGCAAACTCTCAGGCGCTATCCAATCAGCATTGCCGGCCATTGGGGGCATTGGTGCGGGCATTGCCGCCGTTGGCGTGACTGCTGGCATTGTCGGTGTGTCGTTGGTAGCGCTCAGTGGGGTACTCGAGCAAATACGCATAGCCGGTGAGCGCAGTGCGGAGGCAGCGCGTGGATTTCTTGAGGTTCGTGATACGCTGAGAGAAATCCGTGACGAGACGCTGACTACTGCCGAGGTGGAAGAGCGCCTTGCCGCAGCGCGTCAGCGCGCACAGGATGCGCAGAACGACCTATTGACCAACCAACGGGTGCTTGACGAAGCTTTTGCCGCTTCAGCGGAACAACTTGGGGATTTTGGCGCGCGCATTGGCCGCGCGTTGGCGGGTGATCAGGGCGCGTTCGGGGTATTGGCAAAAGACACCGAACGCGCGCGAGCGGCATTGCAGGAGGCTAATGCCGAAATTGCAGCATACGAGCGCGCCTTGCGAGACGGCACAGCGGCAAGCAATGATGCCAAAGCCGAAGAGGAACGGCTGGCACAAGTGCGCGAGGCTGCGGCACAAAAGCTAGAGGCGCTGGCAAAGCAAGAGGCCGACCTGATCAGCGCGTTTGAGGAAAATCAGCGGCAGCGTCAAGAGGATTTTCAGCGGCAGTTGCAGCGCGAAAGTATCCTTGGCAGCGTGCGTGAGCGACGGGCACAAGAAGACCTTGCTTCAGCGCAGGCACAGCAGCAGACGCAGCTGCAAAAGCGCCTTGCGGACATCGCTGCATCCGGCTCAAATGCGTTGGCGCAGATTGAGGATGCGCGTCTGCAAAAGCAGGTCGATACTGCCGCTAGCATTCTGGATATTCAGCGCAAACTCAATGAATCACTTCAGAAAGCCGCCGCAGACTTTAGGGCGCAAGAACTCCGCCAGATTGAGGATTTTCAGCGTCAGCGAGAACGGCGCGAGTTGGATGCGCGTCAGGCGATTGACCGCGCGGTGCAAAACAACAGCGTTACCGCGTTTCTCGAAGCGCGTGCACAGCGCATCAGAGAGCGGCGGGAGGCCCAAGAGGATTTTGAACTTCAATCACAGCGCCGGCAAGAGGACTTTAATAAGGCGCAAAGTGAGCGGGAGCAGGCTGCGCAAGAGCGTATTTTAGTCTTACAGGCTGACCTTGCGGCATTTACCGAAGCACAGCAGCAAAAATCCGCGATTGAACGAAGCACAATCCAAGAGCGTCAGCAGGCTGAAATCGCTGCATTCAATGAGCAGCAGGCGCGTGAGCAACAGGCGCGCGAGCTTCGAGCGCAACGTGAGGCAGAAGATGCGGCGCTGCGCAAGCAGTTTCAGGATGAAGATAGGGCTATCGCAGAAGAACGCGCTGAAGCAGCATTGCAACGTCAGTTGGCGCGTATTGATGAAGAACGCGCCAAGCAGCTGGCTAGCATCGGGGAAGTCGGGCAAGCGGCAGTCACCGCGCGCCAGCAAGAACTGGCCCTGCTGGGGCAGATTATCAGCGCCAGTCAAAGCGCGTTGGCCAGCGCACAAACGCTCAATGCCCAGCGCTCCACCACCACGCTCAATGCCGGCAGCATCCCAAACGCGAATGTCGGCACGTTCAGCGGGATTGCCGCAATTGCCAACGCGCTGAAACTGCCGATTGCGGGCATTTTCGATAATGGCGGTGTGGTCAATACCGCCAGCACACCGGCCATTGGCTTATTTGGGCGCAAAGAAAGAGAGTTTATCATGACTGAAAGGCAAATGAACGCGGCCCGCCGCGGCGCTGGTGGGGTCTCAATCAGTGTCACTATCCCGTCGGTCAATGTTGGTTCGGTTGTGTCTGAAGCAGAGGCACGGCGAATTGCTCAAACCATCGCGTTTGCAGCCGGTGAAGATGTGTTGCGCGTGGTGCAAGAGGCCATCCGCGCTACTGATTCAGGGGGGCGGCGATGAGTGTTTATCGTTGGGCATACGGGCATATAGATTATGCCACGCTGACCGCTGATGACACCGCAATAGTTGCTAACTTCCCGAACAGCGGCGCATACAATTATTGGTCGGTTGAGACCAATGGGAGTATCAGTTACTACACTCAGCGCGTGGTGACGCCATCGCTTAGGGAATATGCGTTAGGCAGTCCGTCCACACTGTGGAACGTTGGCCCGCTCAATTTTGAACAAGCCGAATGGCTAATGGACAATCGCTTCCCCCAACGTGTTTTGACTGCGCCGGCCACCATCATGACTTACCGATCGAACAATCCAAGCGGGAGTGGTGACGCACGTCGATGGGTTGTTCTTCAGTGCATTGCACGGCTTGAAAGTATCACCGAAATAGACAACACTGAAAACGTGTCAGACACATGGCTTAGAACCTTTAATGTTCGCTTTGTGCGCGGCACGTTTCTAGCCCCACCACCCTGAGGATACATCATGCCCATTGCCAATCCGTCCCGCCTTAAATACCCTACCCAACGCGTTGTTGACTGGGCGCTCAACCTATTCCCTTTGCGGGCAGTGAGTACGGCCACCATCACCAGCAGCTTTACTGCCGCAAACTATCCACGCTCACGGTTTGTTATTACGGGCGCTACCAACTGGTCAAGCGTTCGTCCTGAGATGTTTGTCATTATTCGGCGTGCCGGCAGCGCTATCTATCATGGTTCGGTGCGGCGTGTTGATGCATCAGACCCGACATCTCTGTATCTTGCCGGCATGATGTATGGAGACACTGGACAAGCGCGTGAGCAGGAAATCGGCATCGATTCTGGTGATGTGGCAACAATTTATGATGTCCGTGTGCCGTGGGCCTATTGGTCTCGCATCGACATCGACACAGATTCGTTTTTCAAGCGGTGGAATGAGGGGGTTTACTATGAAGGAACAACCATTTCCAAAACAGAGTATCCCCTACCGGTAGCCAATCTTGGCCCATGGCAGCGCGGTCAGGTTGACGCCGAAAGTGGTGTCGCAACGCTGACGCACAGCGCCGCAGGATCGAAGGTGTGGCGCGGCAGCGGCTTTACAGTGCAATGGCATTTGCCCGCCGGTGCTGCACTGGCATCGGGATACAGCATCACCGATGCTACCATCGAGGTGGAATATGCCCCCGGGATTTATCTTATTGGGTGTACCGTGACTGAGGTGGGGGGGGCATCGCCGGCCCGTGCACGCACTGGATGGCGCTATGTTTGGGCCGTAGATGGGGTGACGGTGCTTGATACCTCCGACTTGGCAGCGTGCGAAATACTCAGCGACGATGCAGACTACAATGAAGGGCGCAGCATTCGTGTTCGGGTTAGTGGAACAAATTTGAGTTCGCTACTTTATACAGGCGCGCCCGTGCTGATGACATATCGGTATCAGTTCAGCAATGATGGTGGAGAGACATGGGTTAATGTGCCCGAGAGTGATGGGGCATTTAGCGGGTACGTGACCGAATACACCAACATAACCAGCACTGGCGACATCGAATCGGTTGAGGTATTGGCTCAAAACCCGCTTGGCATCGGCCTTACCCGCCTTGGCATTTACGAGCAATTGCTGCGCCGGCGCAACGCCGGCAACGAATGGACAAACACCATTGCGGCGCTGTGCAATGCCGAATATTTTGTGTATTACCTGATTGACCATCATGCATCATGGATGACCATCATGCATGATTTTGACGCCACCGAACTTGCACCATTTAGTGTGAGGGCGTTTCGCACCGATGCCGGCAAACTTACCGCGGCATTGCAACGTGCGGCAGGCTACTGCCTTGGGGCGACGGTTGGATGCACAAGTGACGGTGCGATTGTATTTAAGCGTGACCCGCGCTATGAATCAAACACATATAACAGCGCGCTTGACATGCGCTGGACAATCGACGATGACCACGTGCGAGAATCACTGGTATTTGCACGTTCCGAGATGAGTAGAGTTTATGACGTGCAGGGCAACTTTTTTATCAGTGGGACAACACGGCCAATTGAGGCATACATAGCGCGCACCAACAGCGGCGCGCCGGCGCAAGGCACGGACGCCCCCTCTGCTGGGGATTTCATTGCATTAGACTTGGCCGATGGGTTGGCGCGGGTGGGGCACTTCAAAGCAGCAGAGAACAGCCCTACCCAGCAGATTGAGGTTCGATTTGCTGGGATGCAAGATGTCATAGACCCATGCCGGCAGGGGCTTTATACGCTCAATCTTTCCAGCGTTGATGCGCTGAATACTGGTGCAGTTGATGGGCGCTTATTCGTGGCGCGTCGTGTGAGCCGTACATGGCAAACCACGGATACAGGTGATGTTGTGGTAAACATATCTGCTGTGTTTGTGCCAGTCACGCGCGGCGTGCCAGCTCGAACCCAGCTTGTGCCCGGCGTGACCATCCCAACCGGCGGCTTGTCTTACATCCTTATCCAGAATGAAGCGACGCCCGACAATGGCTGGGGCGCATATGTGTCGGGCGGTGGAGAGTTCCAACCGGATTTTGATTGGGGGTGGGAGTTTGATTTTAGGGCCAGTTTGCACAACTTCAATGGGGTCACATCTGCCTTAAATTGGGTGTCAGGGCAGGGTCTTGATGATGTGCTTACCGTAAACCTGACTACTCTAAAAGTTCGTGGGACGCGCGCTGTTAGTGCTTTTGGTGGCGCAGGCACATGGGAAAATGTGCGCGCTTTTGAACTTGACTATACCGCTGCAACAGGGATTTACAATCCCAGCACTTTGTATTTGCGCGTTCGCATCGCGGGTTCGCCCGGCAGCTATTTTTACAACAACACTGATGTCTCGATGCTTGACGGGTCATTCACAGTTGGGGCAGACATCGCCGCTAATCAGCGCACTGGCGCAACATTTGACATTGACGGTGCGGTTGGTTGGAATACGGGCGGTACACCGCCCGTAGCTGACCCGGGCGGCAATCTCACATATCACGCACTTCGGTTGTATGGTGTTGGCAGCGTCCCATCCATTTTCACCACCGGCTCGGCAATCACGCCACCGGGTGGGCGTGGATACTGGTCTGGAAAAACCTATACCCAACCCAATGGGTTACAGCGCCGAATGATTGATGTTCAGGCTGACTTTACCCCCCCCTTCACTACCGTGACCGCCATTCGCATTTTCTTTGACCTAACCATCGGAACAGTGGTCAATCCCAATGCGGCCTGTATCCAACTGCTGCACACGCGCACCGATGGCGCGGAAAGCGTTATTAGCACGGTCACATTTGCACAAGCCGCCGGCACATATGAAGGAACGGGGGTGCTTTATGAATGGCGCGGCAGACTGAAGTTGCAAGGTTTGCGCGTGCGAATCTCATCTTGTCTTGTCAACAATGGTGACCCTGTGGATGGGTTTGTGCGGTTTCTCAAAGACTACGAGTTAATTGGGGCGGTGTAAGATGGGGGAGATTTATTCGAGAGAGCGTGTTGAGCAGCTCGCTGCGGCCATGGGGGCGCAGATGGGGGGCACACGAACAGCGTGGGTGGGGGATGGCCAAGGTAACGTTAATGCGGTAGATGATACCGACGTGCCCAACACGATTTACATTCGCGTCGATACCCCAGACAACAACGTGCCCATGATTGCTTATGTGGACATCCTGAAGTTTGATTTGTCCAAGCTGGTAAACAATTTGTGTGTGAAAGTGCGCCCCTACTATGCCGACCGCCCCGCCGTGGCTCGCATTCGCTGGACAGTGGATGGGGCAGATGAGTTGGTGGTTGGGGTGCAGATGGGTAATTTGCCCCCCGACCCTGCCGGCGGGTGGGCGGGCACAGCCAAGCATGACCACGGTAACGATGCCAGCGGCGGCAAACTGGACTTGGACGTTGCGGTTGATGCTGGCACGTTGGCGCTTGATTTCGGTGGCACGGGGAGCAATCTCAGTGGCACAGGCGAAGGCACTTTAATCCAAGCCTCGATAGGCGCACCTGTTACTATCCTAAAACACAACTTTGCCGCAACCAGTAACCCCACCACATCCGATGACGATGTGGCCGGTTATGCGGTAGGATCGGTCTGGATAAATGTGTCAAGCGGCGCGGTTTTTACTTGTGTCGATGCCACCACCAATGCGGCGGTATGGGCATCAGGCGGCCCATCGCTGCCATTGGCAGTTGGCGAGGGTGGCACAGGCCTCACAAGCGTGGCAGCGGGCGCGCTGTTGGTCGGAACAAATACTTCACCCATGGCAACTTTGGCTGTGGGTAGCAACGGCCAAGTATTAAGGGTAGTGAGCGGTTCACCCGCATGGGTCACTCCGGTTACTACCATTGTTGAGCGCCGCGTGTTGTTGCAGACCGTGGTGACCAGCGGGACGCCAACCTCTATCACGTTCAGCAGCATATCAGGAACTTACAACCACCTGCTTATCAAATTCATTGCACGGGCAAACAACGGTCTGACGGATGACTTGCTAATTGCATTCAATGCAGATACCACCGATGCCAATTATCAGTACATCACCAATGTGTCTAACACCAACACAAACAACCAGCGCATTATTGGGACTGTGACCGGCGCATCAGCCTCGAGTAATGAATATGCGCAGGGCGAAATCATGATACCCTTTTACACGTTCTCGGGCGCACGCCGTCAGGCCCATGCAAACAATGCATACTTTGTCTCTGGCACAATCGGTGGTGCAATTCGACGCACGGTGAACTGGCGAAATACCGCGACAATCACTCAAATTCAGATTGCCCTTGCGGCAGAAGAGTTCGTCGATGATTGTCTTTTTGAGCTGTGGGGTATCGATTCAGGCCCCGTTGTTACAGGATTTAGCGCTTAATTTATCGCAAAGGTGAAACATGCAGACAGTGGCAGAATATCTGTTGGGATTTGGATTTGGGGGTGCACTGCTCATGGTAGGGCTTGTGGCGTTCCGTGCCATGCTTAAACGGGCAGACACAACGCCACAGTGGCTCGATCTTGCTGCCCGCACCCTAGACGGGTTTCGTGCGGTCGTAAACAACCTCAATGCGCTCAATAACAGCATCAATGAAGAGGCTAAAGAACGCCGCAAAGACAGTGGGCAGGCCAACGAACTGTTAGCATCCCTTGGTTCGGCAATGACCAAAACGCTGGACATCCTAAATACGATGATGGGAGAGATGAAAACCATGAGTGATGAGGCTGAAAAGCGCCGGCAGCTAGACAACATCGATACTAAGACGCGCTATGATGCTTTGCGCTCGGAACTCGAAAGCCACAACATTCGCTTGTCCGCCATCGAAACCGCAGTGCAAAACATGAATGAGCGTCTTGTCGCCCTTGAAACGGCCACCGAGCGTATTCTCAATGAAATCTCAGGCATTCGACAAGCAGTTGTTTTGGACGTAAAAGGCGTGGTAGAATCGCTGGTGAAGTCAGCGGTTGAGTTTGCGCTTGCCGAGCGAGACAAGGCGAATGCAAGCCCTCTCACACCGGAAGTCGCCGCAAATACTCCAAAAGGCGACAGCCTACCAGCACTTTTACTGCCCGATGAACAATCGAAAGAATAGACAATGTCAAAACGCCTGTTGTTTTCCGCTGTAATGCTGCTTGTCTTAGGCTGCATTACGTTTGCCCAAGACGTCACCCCGCCCCCCGCCACAGAGCCGCTGCCAACAGAAACCGCGTTGCCGGCAGTCCCTGACCTTGAGAACTTGAGTACTGAGACGATCAGTGTAGTTGTCGCTGTGGTAATTGCTGCCGCAATTGTCCTGTCTAGCCTGTTGGGGTACAGCGTGTATCAGCTTGCCAACAGCGTGCCCAGCAGGATTGCGCTGACGCTGCTAGCCAATAACCGCCATCGCATTCCGACAATGATTGATGATGTTGTGTTGGAAGTTGGTCTGAAACTCGGGAAACTGCGATTGCAGCAGCGCCCCGACGGTCAAATTGAAGTCGTTCCCGTAGAGGGGATTGACGAAACCATTACCCGCCACCTTGAACAAATCACACCAAAGGACAACTAAAGCCATGTCTATTATTCGCTGTCACATAAACCTATCTATCGCCCCAACCGAGACGGTTGCCAAGGGGGAACTGGCGCTAGACGGCCTGCTTGATAGTGTTGTCATCCAGTTTTATGACGCCAGCGTGCTTGGCACTATTCGGGTATTTTGCCCATTCACCGGTATTATGGTGGCGGAAGTTGTGCGCAGCAACGTGGCCAGTCCGCTGCGCACTGTCATTCGCCCGCGGCTGCCGGAAACAGACATCAATGGGGCGCATCTTTCATCCCGCGGCTACCTTGCCGTCACTGAGTTGGCTGTGCAGGCTTTTGGCCTAGGCAGCTCAATTGGCTCAGCGGTTCTTGCAACCGTGTCCGCAACTTCGGTGTCATAATGAAACTGTCAGAAAAGCTGCTACTTGTTCTAAGGATGCAAAGCAGCAGCGGCAATCCCGATTGGAATACCATGATGTCCAGCTTGACGCCCACGCTGTGGTGGAAGCTAGACGAAGCGGGCGCACCATTTGCGTCGAGCGGTTCACAGTCGGGCAACCTGACTGTATTTTCTGGTTCAATCACGACGCAACAAGGGTCACTTAACGACCCTTTGGCCGGCGTTGGCCTAAACAACACTGCCACTCCTGATGTGTTGGCGGCCAATGTAGGCACACAAGCAAACACGTGCACCTTGGTTGCGCTGGTAAAGCCCCCTGTTGTGGCCAGCAACACCAATCTGATGAGCAGCGATGTCGGCTCATTATTTGCGCGCTTAATAGCCGACGGCACTTTGTCAATGTATGATGATGTTGCGGGATTGACGGTGTCTAGTGCATCAGGAACATGGAAGGGGGGGGAATGGAACTTGGTTTTTTACCGGTTCAGCACCACTACTGCGCCAAGCATTCTCGCAACATCGCAAACCGCTGGCGGGGTGGTATCTGTGGTTGCGACAGGCAGCACCCCGTTTGATTTGCGGCCTACAGGGTCTACGGCCTTTCGGGGATCGGAAAATGCCAACGAGTGCATTATTGGCGCTATGGCATTTATCCCATTTGCCGTGTCGCTGGAGCAGGCGCAAGCGCTGGCCGATACATTGATCTGGTAAAAGAGGGCAAATAAAAAGCGCCCCTGCCGATACAGCAGGGGCGCTTTAAGCACGGATTACGCGGCGATGAACTCAACCAGCGCGCCAATCCCATCAAACTCGATGCCGGCATAGGCGACGGGGCAACCCACCCACGTCATGGTCATCATCGCCCTGTGCGCCGCTCGATACTATAAATACAGCACGGGGTGCTACTTCCGTCAAGCCCCCAATTCCTGAGGGGCAGATTATCCTCGCATAACGGGATTGGCCTCAAGCATGGCGTTGTACTCTTCGGGAAACGCTTCAGCTTCAATGTTCATCACGCCATAGCCCTCGACACGGATGGTTGTCAGGCCACCAACGCGAGCGTTCTTCAGGTCTACTCCGATTTCAATCAGACGCGGGTAGCGCCCGTTAATGGGTAGCCCGTAATGAGCGGTGTATGCCCAGACATCTTTATACGTCCAGTTGGCGATGGGCGCGCATCGAACCATGTCGAATGTCTTGAGATAACGTGTACTCTTCTGTAAGGCATACATGCGCTTTGTGCTTTCGTCTTTTCTCATGCCAACAAAAAACCCATCAAAGTCTGAGATGGTTCGGTAGTCCAGCCACGCTGGCACTGTGTAATCAATCCGAACCGCTTGGTTCAGCACCGAGTGAACCCCGTATCGCCGAAAAAATTCAGGGTCGGTTGCCGATCGAACGCGAATGAGGCGCGTGCCCCACTCGCGTTCGATATAATCCAAGATGTCGTGCGTGTGGCGCGTCTCCCACTCATCTTCCCAGATTGCGGGCACAGTCGCGCCTCCGTCCACCTGCCGCACAAGGTGCAGCATCAAAATGCTATCTTTGCCCCCGCTAAACGAAAGATAGGGGTTTCGGCACTGCGCAAGCATCTCGGCAATTTCGCGCCGTGATTGGTCTGCCAATCGCTCGATATAGGCCTTGCGATTGGCATAATCCAACCGAAACAGCTTAAGGTGGGTTGCCCAATCCATCACGCTTTCACGCACATCCTGTAGTTGTTGTTGTCCCAATAGTTGGGGCGGATGGTGCGCCGCGTCACATCCGGCAACGGCGCGTTGGGGTAGGCGTCCGACCACCACGACAACGGGATAGTCCGCACGGGTGTGCCAGATGCCGACAAGATGCTTTCATCGGTCTGACACGGCTCGACATGCCATGCCGTGACCACCCCAAACCCTTGTGAGCGTTTCTTGCCGATGGCCGAGCACTCCGCCAGCAATTCGGTAATCGCTGCCCCGTCGCCCATCACGCACCACTGCACCGAAGTAGCATGGCGCAAGCTGATGCTATAGTGATAAGGCTTGTACCGCCCCTCACTCATCTGAACCTTTTTGCTATCGGTGTATTGCTCAGCCTCAACCACGTCAAATCGTTTATTCCAGTGGTCACGCTGAAATGCCACCTGCTCCGGCCACAATGCAAAGCTAGCGGCAAAGAACCAGTCTGCGCCTTCATTGACCACTTTCAAGGGTACGACTTCGGGATGCACTTCAGGCGCTTGCCCCGGCAGCTGCGCCGGCAACTCTCCGAATGCGCGCACATGACTCAGATACGCCAAAATCCCATCGATAGGCGCGGCAGGGTCGCCTTGATATGGCGACCCCAACACAGCCGTAATCCGCAGCGGCTCATAGCTCATTGAGCACCTCGATGATGCTGGCGCGATTTTCGCGCAAATGCTGCTCATAAGCCGTCAATTCATCTTCATAAGCGCTGGCTTGAGGGCTGAGCACCACGCTATCACCATTGGGCAAATACAGCACCGTTTCCACCATGCCGTGGCCGACCGCGCCTTTGCCGCCAATTTTGGGATGCTCGCTCCACCGTTTCAGCGCAGCGCCCCACGCGCCCATCTCAATGGCCGTCACGTAATGGGACAAGGCATACCACCAGTAGCAGCGCGTGCCCGCTACCATCGTTTCAACTTGATAGCGCATTTGCTGCGGCGCAGCATCTTTGTCCCGCGCTTCTACCACGTGGTATTCCAGCAGAACATCCTTGCCATCGTCCTTGCGCACATACGACTCTGATTGCATCAGGTCGTACATCGAAGGCAAATCATCCCCAATCAGCGCGGGGCTTAAATTAATCAGGTGGCGTGTCTCGTTGGCGATGGGCAGCACAATGCCAACATTTAGCTTGCCGGCCATGATGGTAGACCCAACCGCAGCACCCCAAACCGACAGCATCGGGATGGCCTCACGCAAACGCCGTGCTGCGGCAAGGTCTGCTGACCCTGTGCCCGCCCCCTTCGACAACGACCCGCCCGAAAACAGTGTGTAAAACGCTGACAGACTTAGGCTTTGGTTTGGGAGTTCCAAGATGTCCAGCATGTGCGCAGCCGCGTGGTCACGCAACAGCCCGCGAATGCCGTTGCCGGTAATGGTCGGGATGCTGCGGATGCTGCCGTCTGAAGCCACCATTTTTGTGCGGTGGAACACCGCCTCAGTGCCAGTGCTTTCGCCGATGTGCGACACCGACGATTGCAGTGTAATCAAAGCGTGAACTTTGTGGATGAGCATAGGGCTACTCCTCCTCAAAATCGGTGTCAGCGGACAAGCTGGCATTGTATGCGCGCATTTCGGCAAGGCGCGCGCGCAACAATGCAATCAGATACGGGTAGTTGTCTCGGATGTTGTCGAGCACCAGCGCGGCGTGTTCAGGCCGCGTTGCCTTTTCGATATAATATTGGGGCAGCTCGCCGCCGGCAAGCACCATGCCGCTGAATTTTTTGCACACCTCAGCGATAAAGCGGGTAAGTGCACCAGTCTGCTGAGCAGCTGCGCTCACGCGGCTTTGAAAAATCCCCCAAATGTCCCGCGCATACTTGGTTTTCAGTTCGGGGTCAATCGACACCCAAAGCACATGCAGCACATCAACTGCATGGATGTCGTTCTCAGACACGTTCAGGTCGCTCATTCATCATCCTCTTTCCCATTGTCATGGTCTTGTGGTTTGGTTGTGAGATACAGCGCAAGGGCGAAGGTCAAGCTTCCGCGCTGGTTTCTGATTGCTGCTTCATGCAAGCGAAACACCTGCATGTCACTGTCAGGGTAAAAGCGATAATTACCGGTCTCAATGCCCTCCTTCGTAAAGCCCGCATCGTACAGCGCTTGAATGCGTGCCTGTAGCGGTATGAATTCCGCGAGGTCAAGCTCAAAGCGCTGCTCTTCAAATTGCACCCATCCAACCGACTGGCCGGCAGGGTTGGCCTGAGCCTTAAATGCAAGATGCTTTTGCCCCGATTCCGACACAATGCATACCTCGGGCATGATGCCATCCAGTAGCGCGGCCAGCATGTCTGCTTTTTGCCCTTTGCTATAGACGCCCCATACCCCATCCTTCACAAGGTGAGAATAGGTGCGAAACTTCTGGGGCTTGTCCTTCCCTGTTTTTGCTTGTACATCAGGGTTTGGTTGCGTCATCGTCCACGCACACGCACTGCACACCCCTGCCGACATGTCTCCTTGTGCTGCATTGAAGTCGTTGAAAGTGGGCTTGATGACCGCCTTGATGGGCGTCGAGGCATATGCTATCCCCCCGCATAAATAGCATTTCCCGTCTGCTGGATTATCCAGCGCGTACCCTGCTGCTTTATAGATAATTTGTGTTGCTGTGTCCATAATCCCCCGTGCTATTGTGTTTCTATACGATACCTGAAAAATCAATATTTGTGCCAATGATTTCACAGTGTAGCTACACCAGCGGGGCTTTTCATTAAGCGGTTCCCCCGCTTGACGATATTATTAGGGTAACGCGGTGCACAGGGCACTGCTAACATAGGAGAAAAGCTATGACCAACCAAGCTTATCAGTCGGCATCGTTGGAAGATGCCATCCGCTATCAGGCACAACTCTGTGTAACCCTAGACCAAACTGGCCTGCGTCGCCACCACATCATCAAGGCGACAAATCATAGAGAAGCGACATTGACCGCACGCGCCCGCCATTGCGCCGAAACAGGGGCTATTTTCGATGAAATCGCCTGTGGTGATGTCACCCTACGCCACAAGCCCTCAGACATCGAATATGACCCTTTTATGGGGTCTATCCATGTGGCAAATTGGCGTGGTCAACGCGCATAGAAAAACGACAACGCCCCCTAGTTATTGGGTATCTGGAAATTCGTTGTGCTAGACCCTTGACAGATACGCACAACGGTGTATACTTGTATCTATAGGGCGCAATTGAGACGCCCTGACAGAGAACACAAGGACAAAACACCATGACCAACAAGACTTCCCGCAACACCTACCTCGTTTGGGAAAACCGCGAAACGGGCGAGCGCGTCCGTAGCGCCGCCAAGCCCACCGGCCGCGGTCGGTGGGACGCACTGTACGCAGAGAGTCGCGTCCGTAAGGGGGTCTGCTACACGCCTTACGAGGGGAAGAATGAGTGGGAAGTGGCGGCTAACGCCGCAATGAGCCACAACGCCCGCCCGTAAATAGTCGAAACAGGGGCAGACCATCGCCCTTGTCCACCCGTAGCCGTATCGGGTGCTGATGAGACAACGCGCAACAATCGCCCACGAGGGCAAAAAAGGATTAAACACCATGACCAACACCGACTTCCGCGACGCCGACTTCCGCGACGCCGACCTGACCGGCGCCAACCTGACCAACGCCGACTTGCGCGACGCCGACTTGCGCGACGCCAATCTGACCACCGCCAACCTGATCGGCGCTAACTTGCGCGGCGCCGACTTCCGCGACGCCGACTTGACCGGCGCCGACTTCCGCGACGCCGACTTGACCGGCGCCAACCTGACCAACGCCGACTTGCGCGACGCCAATCTGACCACCGCCAACCTGACCGGCGCCGACCTGAACGGCGCCAACCTGACCAACGCCGACCTGACCGGCGCCAACCTGACCAACGCCAACCTGACCGGCGCCAACCTGACCAACGCCGACTTGCGCGACGCCGACTTCCGCGACGCCAATCTGACCACCGCCAACCTGATCGGCGCTAACTTGCGCGGCGCTAATCTGGCCGCCGCTAATCTGACCGGCGCCGACCTGATCGCCGCCAACCTGAACAACGCCGACTTGACCGGCGCCAACCTGACTGGCGCTAATCTGGGCGCCGCTAATCTGGCCGACGCCGAGGGGATTGTGTATCAATCCTCCATGGGCGATCTGAACCGCACCGCCGTGGCGTGGTGGCTCGGGGGTGAGAACCCCACACTCATGATTAACGTGGGCTGCTTCTC